ACGAGGAGCCGAGATATCGTACCCGATCGATCATCAATACCTTTTGTGCTTCCACAAGCGCATCCAGTTTCCCGGACGAATTCTTTTTCTTGGCCCAGTGGTGGTTTAGGATCGCAACGACAATCGCAGATAAGCCGCTGGACCCCAAGGCAACGCCCGCCAGTGTAAAAAGCTGCTCCATATCTATTTCTCCTGTTCGTTACAGGCACAGCAAAGCCCCGGCCTGTTCTCTTGACAAACCGGGGCGGGACTGCTATCATGGAAACAGAAAGGGCGCTGCTACTGCGGTTAGCCCTCAAAGCAAATCAAACAAACTTATGTTGACCGTTTGGGAGCCAGCCAAGCGGTCAACACGCTTTTATGGAGAGTATGTAGGCCGAAAAGGCCAAGCATACAAAAAACTTCCAAAGAAAGTTTCCCATACAGCCTCACCCCCCTTCTCAGGGAGTGGCTAACCGCCATCTATGTAACAGCGCCTCTTTCTGCCCCCTTTCGGGGTAGGTCCATCATACCATGCCGCGCCGCAGATTGTCAATTTTTGCTGTCCCATCCGTGGGGCAGCCTTTTATTTTTTCACCTCTTCCCAAAACTCCGGGTTTGTCTCCGGGGACCAGGTGTTGGTATCAATCTTGCTGCGCCAGGTTTTGCCATCTGCGGTACAGCAATCCCCTTTGGCGTAGGGGGAAGTGGAGAGGGAGAGGAAAGGCAGCGCCTTGTCCGGGTCGGTGGACCAGACAAATCCCCACTGGGCGGGCAGCTCCTCCGGTTCCTGGGGGTAAATTTCACTGTCATAGACCTGGAGGAGCCGAACCACCCGCCCGGCGCTGGACCGGCAGACAAAGCCATCTTTCTGGCCTGCCTTGCGCTCCAGCATGTTTTTGGCAGCCTTGGCCGCCTGGAAGTCCGGGATATACTCCTCTGCGGCACAGAGTTCCGTGCCGGTCATGGAGGGGGATTCTGCTTGCAAGTTGACTGCGGCAGACTTCCCCGCCCGGCGCAGGGTATCCAAAACAAACTCTTTTTCAGTCAACGTCATTCACTCCTTCTCGAATTGCTGCCGCCATGGCGGCCCAGGTGACGGATTCCTCCGGCTCTTCCGGTGGGAGGTCGGGGTGGTCTGCTTCATAGGCGTCCAGCGCCTCCTGGTTGGTCTCCAGGCTTGTCACAGCGCCGTTTTCCACGGTCAGGGTCACAAACCCCTTTGCCGCAAGATAGGGGCTCAGGAGATCGTCAGGGAGGGTCACACAGTTTGGGAAAGGTTGTCCCATGGGGTTGCCGTGGTTGCCAGATTCGTTGGGGGTTGGGTTAATGTAATACATGGTTGGCCTCCTCTCTTAACCTAATGCAGCGAAAAAATATTTCACATTTTTTTCATTTAGTTGGGCGTATTCATTGTCTTGATACCAGGATAGTATATTCTTATTGAATTTGGCATTCAGGGAAAACAAATCGTTAGACGAACTTGGCCCTATTGTAAAACCGCGGGCCCCAGAAAGAAAAAATGCAAAACCATATCCGGTACTATCACCGTTGCCAATACTGTAAGATTGAATATGGACGAATTTTGGTTCAAATCCAAATGTAAGAGTATTGGGATTTCCGCTCCCATACGTCCCCGTCCCCACGTAGGAACCGGTTTCTATGCTTGTCTTATCCCCCAATACCCCCAGATAATCAATGGTGGTGCCTGCGGGGATGGCGGGGTAGCCAGTGACAGTCTGGTACTTGGATGTATAAACATATCTTGTACCTGACGGTTCCCTTAACACGGATGCATCGTTAGGGATAAAATAAACAGTATTTGCAGAAAAGTCAGTATTACTGAAATCTGTCATAATAAATTTTCCGAGAAGGTATTTAGCCATATTTACTGCGTTTGATTGTTCTGCATTAAAACTAACCTCATTCGGGTCTCTTAATGAGACTTTCCCGTCAGATGAAACGTCTACCTGATCGGAGTAGAACCAGCGAGAATTATCATGTTCACTATTTCGATTAGTAAGAGAAGTACGCTCTGTCACTTCATCTCCCAATGTATACCCAGCAGGTTTTTCAGATCCATCTGTTCCATCCTGGTAGGCATTGCGGTTTGTGGAGGTTAGGTAGGTGATGTGGGTGCCTGCGGGGGTGAGGGGGTATGCGTTCACTTTTTGGCAAGCAGAAATTTTGGTATAGAAGGGGGCGCTACTGTGATCGCGGATAAAAGTGGCGTTACTGGGAATGAAATATACTCCCGTTTCCAAATCAGACGAAATGTGATCGGCAGAAACATGAGAAAATTGAATAAATTTCCCTAAAAGATTATCCTCGCCTTTATTCGGATCAAAATAGCCTTGCCAAATCTCTACCCCCGAAGTATCGTTCATCGTTACGTTGCCACCATCATCAACAGTAATGCTGCTTGCAACGGTGAAAGTCGCATAACTATTGCCCCAGTTTGAGGAAGATTGCGCCAAGACTTTGTTAGCTTCAACAGGTCCCAACGTATACCCCGCCGGAACCTCCTCCTCTGCAACCACCGTCTTCCTCCACACATGGACGTTGCCGATATTTGCAAGGACATTGAACGCATCGTTAGGGGTTGAATTCACTCCTGTGGAAAGACCCAGCGTGGAGATCACCGTATCTGAGAGAAGGTTTGCTTTGTTTAGAAGGGTTCCCAGCTGGGTCCAACCGTCTTTATTAATCCCATTGAAGTCTACTGGAAATATCCCTGTAACCATGGCCTGCATAAAATCCTCATAGGTTGGATAGAGGGACAAGGCTTCCCCTACTGTCTTTAGGTATCGTGAATTCCCGATCCCTTTAATAATGGCATCTTGCACTAAAACACACCCTTTCTTAAAATTCTCCGCACATGGCCTCTCCCGCCATGAGATAGGATTTATCCATCCATTGGAACATGGATTCTACTTGGACAAGGATCTTTTCCAAATTGTTCGCTTCCTGGAAGGTGAAACTCTGCATATCAGATGGGGCTTCTGGAAGATCAGGTACAAAGGGGAAAGTCTCTCGAATCCGTTTAACATTAGAAACATATCCCTCAGACTGCTCTAATGTTGACTTGTCCTCTTTCGCCCAATAATCTCTGCCTGGCCCTGGGTTGACTGGAACATACGGATTTATATACCCACGGGAATATAAACTATCTGAAAGGAACTCGGCAGCCGTTGTAACCCGGTTTATATCAGTTTCGTTATATGCTCCCTTGTAGCTTGTCTGTGCAAGCTGAATTAGTTCTTCTTCTGTCTGATCTTCTTTGGATAAGATCGTAAGAAGTTCCTCAATGTCCGCCTGGCTACGGTCTGTAATGAGCCGTATGACATAAAGCCGAAAAGAAGAGGACAGACCTGCTTTGTCCGTTGCGGTAACAGTGATGTAGTTCTCCCCCACGCGAAGCGGCACCGTATGTGAGAACTGTCCGTGTTCATCAATAGCCGCTTCCTCCCCTCCCACAAGCAAGGTGACAGGAGATGTCGTCACATCCTTTGTTACCCCTTCCACCGTAATAGATTCATCGTCAACGATTTGCCTGTACTCATGCACAGTCAGCTCAGGAGGGACCGTATCTACAATGTAAACCGAAGATAAACTGGCTTGATTCCCGTCGTTGTCCTGGATGGAGGCGGTCAAGCTATGATTCCCTTCGCTCAGTTCATTTCGTGGAGTATAGGTGAACTGATAACCTTTCTCCGTGGCCTGCGTGGAAATATCTCCCTCGACCCCATCAATCAGCATGGAAAGAGAGGATGGATCAATCCCGGAGCCGTTCTCCTCGTCAAATGCTTCTACAACAAAGGTCGGAACCTTGGTTGTCAATATCCCTTCTGCCGGAGATAATAGCTGAATAGTCGGGGGGACTTCCTCTTGCACCGTCAACCGAAGCCCAGGGATATTCGTCCCATCCGTTGTGGTGGAAACTCCCTTGTCGTTCGTCGCGGTTATTTCTGTGTTGAAATATCCCCCTTCTTCATTGTGGGAGGTTTTGGCCGGAACAATGACAGTCTCATATTTTCTTGTCGTTTCATTAAATGTAAGAGTGTATTCCTGTCCATCGAACGTCGCTTTTACCGTGGTTATCGACATGAACTACACCTCCCCACTTTGAAACTCACCCGACACTCTGATCTCTTCTTGCTCTATCGTCTGCACATCAAGTACGATCACTTGGAGCAATACAGAATCCCCGACATTTGCAGTCACTGGCGTGAACGTCGCTGAGATCACAATAGGAGACCACTCTTCTGCCATTTAGATCACCCCCCAGATACCGGCCAAAAAGTCCATTCGTCTACTGTATATCCCAATATAAAATGACGCACCCGGAAGCTCCAGGCACACCTTCTTCTCCTTCTCCGGGGTAGTTGTCGATCACAGTCCTGCTCCAGGAATTACCTTCCTCATCTGTGCCGCTCTCTTCACGTCTATTCCCTTTCACGCCCCCGGCGCCACCTTTTCCACCGTCTCCTGTATTTGCAGTCGGAAGTTGAACTCCGTCTCTTGCAAAGGCATCCCCCGACGCAATGTCTGTATAGTTAGGGTCAAAATTTTGTCCATCTGCGGCAGAATATGAGCCGAATTTTGTTACTCCACCAGATTCTCCAGGAGCGCCACCTCGACCAATCTCCACATTGAACACCTGATTGGGGTTAATTTCGATTGTTTCTGCCCAAACAAGGCCACCCTGTCCGTCTGTTCCATCTGTACCGGCTTCATCCCAAGAACCATCGGTCCCGGTTCCTCCACCAGACCCACCATTTACAAGGATGGCACGCAATTTTAGAACTCCGTCCGGCGCTGTCCATGTCCCTGACGAAGTGATGATTTCCCGGTTCTGGAAAAGAAACGCACCGTCTGCCTGGAGCAAAACGCTTGTGCAATTAGATAGCACCCCACTCGAAAAAGAGAGGTCCTGCTGAATCCGACGCGCCGTCGTGGCATTGGATTCATCCAGCCAAATTGTATCAACGTCTCCAACTTCGGACGCCGGATTCCCACAGTTTGAAATTTCATATTGGTTTCCGCCAAAGGTAGACAACATAAGACGCGCAGCGGCAAGCGCCTGCTCCTTTGTTTTGATAAAGGGGTTGTCTACGGACTTTGTCTCACTTGATGAGGTTGAATTGCCAGAAATAACATATTTTGTGTCGTTCCCGTCATTTAAGGTGAAAATGATCGCAGCAACATCGGGATTTGCTTTCATTGTGGGATAGGAAATCAAATTTTCCAACGTAATCTTATCTCCTTGATTCCATAGAGGTTCGACAGCAAGTTTCCCTGTTTCTGCGTCTGCTCTTGGCCAAGTGGCAGAGGCCATACATACCCATAAAAGGAGGTCTCCACAGGTTACACCAGAAACGTCTTCCTCATTTGAAACGATCAACGCGGTATCCGCATAATTTGCGTCCACTGTATATCGGTTTTCAAAGTTCACTCCAAGCTGCGCCACGATAGCAGCGACCCATCCTTCCAACGTCTCTGGCAAAGAATCTGGAACAATAAATTCTCTGGATTGCAGGAGACCAATGATGTCTACCAGGTCCCATTGCATGGTCAATCCGTTATCGCTGGTCTTCCATCCTCCAGAATACTGATAAAACATCCCGACGCTCTTATACTCGTCCGTCCCGTCTGGGAGACGAATTCCCATAGAAACGTCTATGGCCTGTCGTTCTTCAATCGACTTAAAAACACCCGCTTTATTCCTTGGTTCAAATCGCCGGTCTAAATTATCCATCTTGATCGTGCATGTTCCATACGGAAGGGATAAGCAAGAAATATCCCCCTGGTGTTTCAAGCTAAATTCCGCGATTGCATTGCCATCCCATTCCTCGTAGATGCCGGGGATGATCTCAACAACCCGCAGTCTTCTATATGGCAGAGACCACTTCGTAACAGTAACCCGAATGGCGTCTGGATTATTTACTGTAAACCCATCCACATTAATTTCCCGCTTTGTATTCCCCTTAAATTCTTTTATAAAATATGCTGTGCCTCCCTGTTTCACTTCAATTTTGAAGTCAACGGGATATCCGTCCCATACTGCGGTGGGGAAAACGACAGAACATGCCTGCAAAATTAATACATTGGAAAATGTCTCTTCCACGTAAACTGGAGAAGAAAAGGTCCCGTCTTCCTTGGATAGAGAATCTCCAATAAATCCAACCTGGTCGCCCTCTGCTCTGGGGAAGAGATTGAATTCACCATTCAAAATAAACCGATTCCGTTCCAATGTTGCATAAGGAACGATCTCAAATACATGGTCATAAACCTGCCCTGGGACGCTGAACTCATCCTCTCCATCCGAGTTCACGACGCCAAATACAATATCCGGGCTGCTGATATCAATCACAGCCCGAAGGACAACGCGCCTGGTATCTCCATAAACCGCCAATTTATAGGCAGAAGAGCTGTCAATCATGCGGCCTCACCTCTCGTAACTCCAGAGAAAAGTCCCCCCAAAGCGGCCTTGCGGTATCCCCATTTTCTCCTGGAAGCATCTGACTCCACATGAATTTAGGGTACGTAAAGGCCATGACAAGAAAGTTCGAATAAAGGAGTGTTCCAGAGGAATCCGGAGGCAAAAATCCACACGTAATTGCTTGTCCTTTCCCCTTTCGACACACTGAAAGCAATTTATTTTTCGTATCATCATCAAAAAAACCATACTGGTATGTAATATGCCAGGCATTTCCTCTCAGTTGACGAACGATCCGACCCGTAATCATTTCCACATCAACAGACAACGCCTGTTCTTCCACCACATAGCCGCCCTTTATGCTTTCTGGCAAGATCATGTTGTATCCAGTTGTGTCTAAAATAAGTTGTGTCATAACCTTCCTCACGTCGGGTTCAGAATGGGGGTACCATTCGCCTTTGCGTATTTTGCCAGTGGATCAAGTATATAAGAAGCCATTTTATACCCATCTGGCATCATAAGATTAATTGTTATACTTTGGTCTCCAATCCCATTTTGAAAAGCCGAAGAAATGCCGTTAATTATTCCAGCCGACGATAGGCCCATAGAAGACGAAGAAAAATTAACTCTTTGGGTGGGCAATTCCATGTTCCTATATGCCTCTGCCTGCTGCTTCGTCAGAACCATTTCTCCTCTATGTAGCTCTGCAAGGTATCCGTCCCACGGGACATAATTCAAGCCAGACGCATGTGACCCATCTGCCCCACCGACAACACGTTTGTTAACGGTAACATTGGCAGTACGGTTCCCGAAGAGAGAATCCCATAGCCCATTGAACCAGCTTGTGAGTCCATTCCACGCACTTGAAATGCCATCTTTTATGCCATTAACAATATTAGAACCAATGTTTTTGAACTCATCCCAGGCTCTGGAGAACACCCCTTTGATATCCTCCCACACGCCAGAAAAGAAAGTAGTAATATTATCCCATGCAGATTCTGAGGCATCTCTTGCCTCAGTAAATTTTTCGCTAAAGAAATTCTTTACTGTCGAAAAAACGCCTTTAATTCCTTCCCATACTCCGGAAAAGAAACTGGAAATTCCATCCCAGGCCGCCTCTGACGCCTGCCTCGCCTGCTGGAATCTTTCGCTGAAAAATTCCTTAACGGCGGAAAAGGCCCCTTTGATTCCTTCCCATACTCCGGAAAAGAACTCCCCTATGGTGCTCCATGCAGCTACAATGGCATCTTTGGCTGAAAGAAAGAAACCTTTAATTGCTTCCCAAATTGCGCCAACGGCATCCCGGAAGCCCTCATTTGTCGTCCACAGGGTAACAATCGCGGTAACAAGAGAAACCACCAGTGTAATGATTGCGCCAATTGGGTTGGCTTTCATTGCCACATTTAGCCCCTGTTGCGCTGTTGTCGCTGCAACCGTCGCCGGGACAAACAAGCTGGTAAGAGAGGAAACGATTCCAGAGATCAAGGAGGTTACTTTCCAAGTGGCAAATGCCGCGCCAATTCCCGCAACCGCAGAAATGATTGTGGGGCCGTTATTCACAAAAAATCCCACAAACTGAGAGAACCCATTGACCAGAGAAGAAACATCAATCCCAGAAATAAAATTTGCAATCTGGGGGGCAACCGCCGCCAAGGCCGGTGCAAATTCTGTTAAAAGCGCCGTTTTAACCTGAGAGACCGCGCCTCCAATCTGTGCCATTGCATCTTGCACTTGCTGCTGTGCAGACCTGGATTGTACCAACGCGTCATTGTTTCTATAAAATGCGTCACTGGCTTCATCATAGGTGCCCGCAAGGGTATCCATAATGAGTTGATTCCGCTCGCTCTCTGTGGTGCAAGCCGCCAATTTTTTATTGAAATCATCTTCGCTGATTCCTGCCCAATTAAGGGCATCAGCCAGAGATCCTGTTACTTGGCCGACTTTTGCTGTTTCATTCGCGGATTCAATCAGACCTTCAATGGGAAGAGAGTCGCCGAAGGTACCAAAAACTCCCGCTGCAATATCAGTCCAGATAGCAATATCCTGCTCACTTTGAGCCAGCTTTGCCAGAAGCTGAGAAGCTTCCGTCGCTGTGTCAGTGTCGCCGAGAATACCATAAAACGCACTGTAAGCCTGCTGCGCTGCCCCAGCGCTCATCCCCGCAGCGTCAAAGGCAGTATTTAACTTGCCTTGCGCAATCCGATATTCTTCCGTCGTTTGATCTAAATTCCAAATTGCAGAAACTAAACCACTAAAGGCAGCAACCGCTTTTTGAATACCGTTTGAAATAAGGTCCGCAAGGACACCTTTTGCGACAGTAAAACCGTCAGACATTTTGGAGGCTGAATCTCCGGCCCCGCGAGCCTCGTTCGATAAATCATCTAATTCTGATTTTAATGCCGCAGCCTTTTCTTCCGCCGCATTTAGTTCTTGGGCAAGGTTTTCTGTTTCTTCCGACGCGTACCCATTTTCTTTCGCAGATTTATTAAATGCATCTGTTAATTTCTCTACATCTGCTTTCGCGGCTGAGTATTGACTTGCCAACAGCTTTATTTTGTTTTTTGTTGTCTCGGAACTTTTTGCGACCTCTTGAAACTTTTCGCTCAATCCTCGACTTTCTTTTGTTGCATCGCTGACTGCTTTTTTATACTCTTTTGTGTCCAGTGATATCTTTGCGTAAAGATCAAATAGGTTAATCGGTGCCACCTCCCATCTGAAATGGCACCGCTTAGCCCTTCTCCACAACCACTTATATGGAGGAAATAAGTCTCAATCCGGTTTTTTCAATCACTTGCGCAACAATTTCTTCTCCCGTTTGCTCTTTTTGGGGATTGTCCTCGATAAATGAAATCCATCGTTTCTTGATATAGCTTCCCCCCGCATACTTGGCTGTATTTTCCCCAATTACACGCAAAGAATCTGTGATATAAATATCGTATAGTTCTTTTTGGATCGTATTTTTTATTAGTGTTGGAAGGACAGAAATATAAGAACTCCCGCTCATTTTGGGTACTGACAACAGAGATAGAATTATTTTGTCTCTTCCTCCTGCTGCCACGATTTGAAAAAAGTCAGGAGCTCCCGATCTTGAAACGACTCTCTAATCTGTTTGATCGTTGTTCCTACGTTCTGTTTCCCAATTTCCTCTGCCGAAGTTTCATTCAGTACAGCCAGAACTCCGAAAATATCCGCTCGATGCGCTTTCAGTAAAACCGGCGCCAATGCCGCACACTTTTGCGCCGCAAATGTGTACATTTCTGCGACACTCTTTCCTTTTGTATCAAATTTCTTACCCAATTCGTCCAGCAGTGCCTTGTCCCCTGTAATGTTTGCAACGTAAGGAGTCAGTTCGCACAGGACGTCCAATGCCCGATCTGTGGAAAGTTCAGAAATTTTCATCAAAACTCACCCGCTTCCGCTGTCCCAGCCTTAATATAAACCTCAAAAGGCACTCTGCTTTGTTCCGCAAGGGAGTAATGCCCTGTAAATTCAAACTCAAATTGTCCCTTTTCTTTGTTTCCGCTTTGCAGCTGGAACCCCCCTGTGGACAGGCCGTTCAACATATGAATTGCGACAAACCCACCATTTGTTGCCCCCGTCTTGTCTGAGTAATCTCCCACCCACCAAATGTCTTTGAAATCAGTCGTTAAAAGGTCATTGCGTGGTTTAACAAGGGTTTTGTCCGATGTGTCAATATCCGCAATCCCAACCAATGTTTTTGCAAGGTTTACATCAACGGTCACGAACGTACCGGACATGGTAACCTCCCAGCTATCAAGACGCTTTAATTCAAGAACATTGACCGGGGCATTATCAATATCCTCTCCAAAGTCAGAGAATTCTGGCGTTGCAACAAAATTTACCCCGCCAGACGTTGCTCCAAGAATATCCTCTTCTTCCACAGTTCCAGTCCCTGGGGTAAAATCAGACAGTAAAATTCCAGCATTCAGCTGTAACTTCTGAAATGTAGTTTCCGGAATACGTGTAAATTTCATATATAGTTCACTCCCTTAATTTAGTGTGAAATATTCCGCAGTTATATTTATGTATCTTCTCTTAATAGCTGGATCTTCCTGGTATGTAAGACTCTGACACCAAGGTGACCCACGCTTGATCCAGATAAACCCACCATCACAGGGGATTTGTACACCTCCATAGCCGATGCGCTGAGAAAGTTCCCTTGCTTTGGCGTTGGGAATGGCCTCGTCTGTGGTGTGATACCAGAGGTTTACCGTCAGCCCTACCTCCCCGCCATCCCATGCGCTGGTGGTCAGGTCATAGGTCAACCAGGGAAATACGGCGTCATCAGGCACAGCGGAAGAGGGATAGCCCGGTATGTTGAACGAGTTAAAAAAACTATGAAGCGCCGCCTCTTTAGTCATAAAGCTCCGGCCTCCTGCCATGCTTTAATCAACTTTGGGCCTTGTTTTGCAATCCAATCCACCATTTCCTCGTTCTGTGCCCATTCGCTGTTTTCAGCCAACCCACTTTCAAAAAGAAAAGCATGGATAATTTCGTGGCGGAGATTCTTTTGCTCTTGCAGTTCCAAATTGCCTTTGCTGCCCATCTCCCCGCGTTTATAGTTTTCGACAACAATTTCTTTTGTGGTTTCGTCGCAAAATCCGTCGCAATCTTTTAAGCGTGTCTCTTCTCCCTCTGGAATAAAGTGAACAGTGTAGTCCGTACCCAAAACGCTGATTTTATCTAACGCTTCTCCGATTTTTGTAAAGGTCATTCAGGCAGTTCCTTTCGTTCCGCTGTGCAGTATTTCAGGGCAAAACTGGCGCTTTTCGGCGCCTCCGTTTCCTCTGGATTAGAGGTCACTCGGTAGGTCTTGCCCGTGGTCTTATCCTTGAAGTAGTCGTTGTATTCCAGCGGAAAGTCCCGGTCAACCAGGACGGAATAGATGCTTGTCACGCCCTCTTTTTCCGCTCTGCGGGCCTCCATGGAGGTATCCAGGTAGGGGTGGTTGACGAACTCCGCCCCTTCCTCCCAGGTGGTAGTCCAGCCGCCTTCATTGCCCGGTACACGCTTTTTCTCCATTAGTACACAAGATCGGGCGAAATCATCCAGTATGCTCATATAATACCTCCTATTCTCCGCCAAGTATTCAGGCGGCCCTTAAAAACATCCTGCCATCCCACAGCCACGCCACTTGTATTGGTAGCTTTGCTATACGAATAACCACCAAAACTCTCACTGGTATATGGGCCAGGGACGCCATTTTTCTCGTCCCAGGCAGCAATTTCATCTGCAAGAGAGATGACCGATTTCGGCACCGCCAGCGCCCACACAGCGCCATCAAATGTTTCCTCGGTCATGTCCTTTGCCGGGTATTGGTGGAGGCCATCATTAAAGACAGACCCCACCACCCGGAAATACTGCCCTGTTTGCAGGAAGGGCAGCGTAATGCCGCCGTCCTGCACGGTGAACTCTCCGGAGTGAATGCCATCAGGCACCAAAAACCAGTTGTTCAGGTGTTGCAAAACTTGCTCCAGCATCACGCCGCCCTCCTTTTATTGCTTTGCCCGGGCTTTCGTTTTGGCTTGCGGTTCAAACGTTGCCCCTGCAAAGGTAAATTTCACCACGCTGGAATCATCAACAAGCATCTCGAAGGTGTCATTCTTGGCCACCCGGAAGACAATATCTGCGTCAAACGGGATGTTTTCCTTTGTGGGAGAACCGTTTTTCTTGAAGGTCATTTTGGTTCCTGTCTTGGTCAGATGGAACGGGAAGTAATACCCGCTCTGCTCATCCGGCTCGCTGCTGAACTCCGTATAATCAGAAACATAATGAAATGTTCCAATCACAGATCCGTCAGCCTTTATCGCCAGATCATCACCGACTAAATCAGAAACCTGTTTCCCCAATAGGGTCTGACTGCTGGGGAATAGCGTTAAGATGTCAGACCCAATTAACCCCCCGGCGATACAGTAATTTTGGCAATGCCATCCAAATATTCAGCCCACAGTTTCATGCCCATAATGGCGTAACTTTCGCCCACAGCTGTGCTGTAATTGCCCTGGGCATGGAAGCCGATCAGGTTGGTCTCGCCCTGCACGGTGTAATTCAGCCCGAGCCGCGCAAACTCGCTGTCGCCAGGATCTGCATAATACAGGTCGATGTTTTCAACGGGAGTAGCGATTACAGTGTTCCGCGCAATGGCGGTATTACCAGAAACGGTAGCGGGAAGCAGGAACAGGGTGGAATATCCCATGAAGTCCTTAACGTAGTTGATGCCGAACTGCGTCTGCACGGTGATGTCCGCCGCGCCCAAATAATCGTAGGCGTCCAGAATGTTTGCAAAGCCTACAACAGAGGTCACATCCTTTGCCATACCTGCAAACTTGTTCAGCACTTCGCCCTGGGCCTTTGCAAGCGCGGCCTGCCAAGTGGTAGCGGTCCCCGTCAGCGATCCGGTATTCAGGAAGGTGTAGAAATCGCCCAGCACCACGTTCTGCAATTTGGTCAGGAAAGCGTCGTCGCTCTTTTCCACAGCGATTTCCGCACCATACTTGTCCACGTCCTCGATGGGGACTGCCTTGGCATACTTCTTGATGGTCAAGTCAGCCTTTGTCGCCTGAGTAATGGTGGCCTTGCTGTACGGGATCACATTACCGGGGTCAACGTCACCATCCTCCAACGTAACGTCAGCCGTGTAAGAGATCAGCTGCGTGCCAGGGGTCTTTCGGATGGGCCGCATGATGCCCAGAATGGTGCGAAGCGCATCCCAGTTATCGTTAAACCGGGTAACAAAGTCCACCTCGCGGGCGGTAACGCTGGTATAGGTATTGGGGAGAGAATCCCTCGGATTAGTCAAGCTTTCAACTTTCGTAGCAGCCATTTAATTCAGTCCTTTCATATAATTTGGTTTTCCATGAGCGCCTTTTGACGCTCTGCGGCAGACATGATATACCGGCCATGATCATCCTTTTTGTAAATGTCCGCCTTGGTCATTGCACTCCCGCCGCTATTTACAGGAGGTGCAGCAGTCTGTGCTCCCTGGGTTGTTGTGGTTTGGATGAAATCCGACCATTCACTTTTGATGCTTTCTGTGAGCTTGTCCGCATCCTTGACAGCACCCTTGTCATCCAGATCCACGCTGTCCACATCAGACACACGAAGCACGGCATCAAGGCGTTTGTCGCTCACCCCGGCTTGTTTCAGAAGTTCCCGGTATGCCTTTTCCTTGGCGGCGCGGGTCTCCTTCTTGGCCTGTTCGCTCTTGTAGCCCTCAAATTCCTCTTTGATGGCCTCGTATTTAACCTTCCAACTGTCCTTCTTTCCAGCCTCAAGGTCATTCTGCGCTTTTTCGAGCTGCCGCTGTACCTCGGGCAGTGTTTCCGCATCGGCCTTATACTTTGCCACATCGGCTTTCAGGCCCTCTACGGTTTCGGTGTGCATATTGATGATCTCGTCGATTTTCTCGTCCTCAATGCCCATAGCCTTGAGGGCGCGTCTGGTGAGTGCCATAATCAGTCTCCTTTTCTTCGGCCCCAGTGCTTCGGGGGCGACTGTGATATAAAAACCGCTGTCCTCTGCGGTGTTTACCAAAAAGAAAAAAGAGCCAATTTACAAGAAATTCTTGCAAATCAGCTCCACTTAGCCCTTCTGCCTAAACGCTTATAGACAGGAACAATATTCAATTGCTATGTATTTATTTTATCATTTTTCTTTTGTAAAATCAATCAAATCTTCTTTTATTGTTCCAATTACTTCTCGCCTAACCCGAACAATTCTTATTCCATCCTTGACAGGTCTAAATTCAACGCATTCTTTGTTGTACAAAGCGGAATTTATTTTTTTAATTGTTTTTTCATCCATTCTTCATCTCATCCTCAATAATATTTCGGTAGGTTTGGGCGTGGTCGGCCACCGCCGGTTTCAAAAACGGCTGCGCCGGGTTACCTGCTGTCCAGTGCCAGTTGCCCTCGGCGTCCTGATAGACCCACGGTGTGGGGCGGCCACCCTCGGCGTATTTGCCGGTGCCCAGCTCCACATAAGTGGCATACTCTACGTTACTTCCGATGTAAACAGCGCTTTCACCATCGTCCACTTGATGGGTGATGCTGTTTCGAAGGTTGCCAGTGTCAACAGGAGCCAGGTCTTTGGCATATCCTTCCGCCTGTTCCCCGCACCGCTCCAATGCCTGTACAACAGCATCGTGCATAGCCTCCAACACATCGGCGCTATAATCGTTGAACACCACACCACCCAAATCTTTAGCCACGGCTTTTCACCCACCTCTCCCATTGCTCATAGGTCATTTCTTCAACAACTACATTTCGTCCGGTTTTCGGGTCACGCACACGCATTTTTCTCGGTTCAGCCTCAATGCCCGGCGTTTCTACCGTCCGCATGGTGCAGCGGCAGTTATAGACGTTTGCAGGCTTGGCCTGTGGGTCTCCGGGATATCGTATCTTCCCCAGCTCAGAATTAAACGGCTCATCCCAGTCCACGGTCTGTCCGTCCAGCTTCTGGTGGCTGTGGCGGGTACGTCCGTCCTTGGTCGCAACCCAGCGTTTTCTAACCTTGATTCCCATATCAGAGGCGGCTTTATAACTGTCCATCCTCCCGGCGTTCTGTGCGCCGGTTATGGCCGTCCTCGCCGCTCTCACAGCGCTGGCTCGATTCATCTCGCTTACCCGGGCTTGCAGATCGGTAGCAATCTTCCCCACGCCCTTGCCCTGCAAAAGCCCACTGGTGACGGACTTTGTAACCTGCTTTTTGCCCCACTTGAGGTCAATGCCCCGATTGAGGGCTTTTTTCTTTGGGTAATACGGCATCAAGTCAGGCTCTTCCACAATGAGCCGCCGCACGGTGGATTCATCCCACAGGGTAAATCCCATATTCCCAGCCACTCTCTCAATGGTGTAAGCGGCATAGTTGCGGTTAAGGGAATAGATGCCAGATGTTGCATCGTTCACATAGGCAATCGCTACCTCATTAGCCTTAGTCATACGCTCAGCGATTTTTTCCCGCAGGTCTTGATACCGTTCTCCCCGTCCGATCTGGTTGAGCCGCCATTGCTTATAGTCCTGCTCCGTCCAGACTTTGCCATTTATCTCCGTGCCGATCAGGGCTTTCATTTCCTCGTCTCGCTCACGGAACCGCTCAAAGTAAATTTTGATAGCGTCGGAAAGATCGTCCCGCGCCTCTCGGTAGACTTTGGCAATACGCTTTTCCAGCGCGGCCAGTTCCTTTTCGGTCAGACGATGGGCTTCATCAGGCTTCGGCATCCTCCGTCACCTCGGTTTCCTCTTCCACCTCCGGTGGGAATGTTTCTTCTTCCAACCGCTCTGTTTCCTCCGCCGCCTTGCGCTCCATCAGCGCGTCGTATTGGTCGGCGTCGCCGTTGATGGTCAGCAGCTTTTTTGTAATATATTCGTCGTCGTAATACTCCGCGCCCATGAGGATGGTCTGCGTCTCTTCGGCCCGGTTAATAATGCGGCTACGAGTGTAGGATGGTTCATCGTCAATGCCCGCCAAGGCCAGAATCCCAAGAATAAATTCTGTTACGCTGGCCTCAAAGTCATCTACCTTGAGATCAAGAGGCGTATAGCTGGCGGCAATGGCCGTAGCCGTCTGGTTGCCCGCCGACACCGCAGAACTGTCAAACGCTTGAAAATCCTCATACAGCTTGCGCTTGAGCATGTCGATGGTCGCCTCAGTACCGCTGAACGGCGCTTCAATGGTGTGCGGTTCGGCTGTTGCTCCCTCATCCCCCTCAACTCCGGCGTGAACGATATGTGTCGTGCGCACTTTATCCAAAAACTTTGCGTCATCCAGATCCTCCATACCATCGCAGTTAGTCAGCACCCAATAGATTAAATTCCCTTCATCCACATTGTTGACCATGTTGGAGGTGCAAAGGTCAAGGGCATCCACAGTGTTTCTCTTCCCTGTCAATTCTGAGAGAGCATCTTCACCATTTTTTAGTGGCACAATCGGGAAGAACGGATAATTCTCGCCGTCGTAGATTTCCGTCCCATCCGCCTCAGTGCTACGCAAATGCAGGATATAAGACCGCTTCTCTTTTTTGACTGTCATATCTTCACCGCTACGCTGGATGTAGTCCGTGTATCCGTCCTCTTCGTACAGAGTTGCCCGCAGCGGCTTGTCCTTCGCTATCTGCCAGAATCGAATACCTGCCATTAAAGCACCGTTCTCCTCGTCGTAGAGCGGCACAAACTCCCGCAGCTTGAACACGTCCACATGGTCAAGATTCCAAAAGCCAAAAGAAACGCCAGCAATCAGGGCATATTTCCCAGCTCTGACTATTTCCAAGTCAAACTTCTTGCCCAGCTTGTCCTTTGTTGCATCATTCTGAAATGTCACACCATTGCCCAAGAGATAGGAAACCTCTTGCCGCACATCAAGGCCAAAAAAGCTGCTTGCGATCTTGTGGTTTGCTGTATACATATCCCTATGAGCATGACCCTGCATATCGTATATAATTTTCTCGTAGCGATTGATGGTCGGATTCTCTCCCTTAAAGTATAGTTCAGCATCTACCGCCATTTTATAGGCCTCGCTGCCTTTGTGCTCATTGATCGCCCGCTGGATAAAATCCATCCGGGCTTTTTCATCTTTTCCCACGGCAAGCAAATCCTGATATGTAAGCAAAAAATCACCTCTCCCACAGTGGGATATATTGCGGTTGCCCCGCCTTGCGCACCTTATGCCGAAGAATGGTCATTGTAAAGTAACGTATATCATCCATGGCGTGGTCGTTCTCCTTGATAGGCTTGTCCTCCGTGGATTTTTCATCCCAGCGATACAAGCCGAACTCCCGGATCGCGTCTTTGCAGCTCCGACATACCTTGATCGTCCCGTCTTGGATATATCGGGCCGTAGTAGCAATCCCCGGAATCACATCATTGACTGCCTTTTGTACCCTGAACCTCTTGTGCCGCCGGATGACCTCAATAAACGATGCCGCCGACGGGTCAACAATCACCGACTTCACTGGCAAATCCCCGGCCAGGCTCTCCAACTCTGTGTAATATTCTTCGTCTGTTTTGTTGCTGCGCTCGTTTCGTCCGGAATAATAATACTCCCGTATCCGGGTTGCCTTTTTCCCATCCCAGCACCACAGACCAGCCGAAAACGGGTTCAATGTCCCATAGTCGCAGGAAATATAATATTCGCCGCGCTCCGGCACTTCGTCCACGATATTGAATTCCCCAAACATAGGATAAATCAAGCCCTCGGCGATGCACCGTTCGCCCAGAATGTCCCGGCGATACCACGCGGAGGTCACACCATACTGCCGATACTGTGCCTCGATTTCGGCAAATCGCTGCTCTGAGATGGTTGCATTGTCCCGGATAGTGAAATGCTCATAATTATACCGCCTGCCGAACTGTTCTCGAAACCGTTCTATATAATCCTCGTAAATCCATGCTCCCGGAGCGGATGGGTTTAGATCCCAAAACACCCGGCGCACCTTTGCCGCCAACTGCCGGTTGAATGCCTCTTTAATGGTGTCCTGATGATGCAGGTTAATTTCCGTGGCAATCCACATCCCGTAGGAGTTGCCTCGAATTTTTTTGAAACTGTCCGCCTTGGCCCCACCAGCGAAGATCACCACATACTCCCGTCCATGGGAACGAATAGCAAGCGCCTCATTGCCCTTGTATTTTGTCCAGCGACAGCGACCCCGGAAGATATACTCCAACCCCATGCCGTTGCAATCGCCGATATTGAGTTTTGCGTTTGCCGCTGTGGAGCCTGTAGCTAAGTGTATGCGATCCGGCGTCCCCCGGTCAATCAGGTAGGCAAAAGCGGCTACATTGTCCACCGTCTTGCCCGCACGGACAGCTCCTTCCGCTACCGAAATAGTAGCCCGCACCGCTCGGGAAATATATTCCCTATGTTTTTGCCCAAATATGGGCTTAAGCGTCTGCGTTTTCATTCAGCCCCGCCTCCGCAAAATATGCGTCTGTGTCCTCTGTGTCCACACTATCCTCCGGCTGGTCCCGCTGTCCAAGATACTGCTTGCCAAGCCAAATGGCCATTGTTGCGTTCTTTTCGGCAAGTCTCCATTGGCTCCTTCGGAGAGATACTTTCCCCAATCCTCTTTTTTGGGAGAATATATCGGAAAAACCTGTTTTATAAGTCCGTTTGCACCAACTTTCCAGTGTTTTATCCGTCACGTCGAAGAATCCGCAGATTTCCTCCTTGGTACATTGCAGACCGCAGAGGCTTTCAAAGTTCTTTTTGTCAATTTCCTTTAGCGGCCTTGCCATAGCATCACCTCCAAGCATCCGCTATTATCCATAGATTTTTCATTCGGCATTCGTCGCTTTGTCGATTGGAAATATATGGAAATTATATTATAATTAAATCATCAAGAAGGAGGTTAAAAATATGAAATACGAAACCAAGTACAAAGCCCTCGAAAAATTAAAAGGACTTACCTTTGACCAGCTTTTGAATGCGTGGGAAACCACGGAACACCTGAACACGCCGGAAACATCTATTGTGCGCGAGACGAAAATGAATCAACTTTTTACAGCCTATTATGTAGACAGAACGACAGTTTATGAAAAAACTCTTGATTATATTTATTCCCATGAGCCAGAAAATTTAAGGGAGATCCGCCCCACAATTTGGCTTTGGAAGGGAGATATTTCCCCTATTTTTTTCGTGGACTATGTGGGCGCCGGTGTTGGTTGCACCCTTGCCACATTTGACAATTTGGCAGACGCGAAAGAGTTTCGAGAAATAATTGGAGAAATGACAGAAAAAGAATTTGAAAACTGGTTTATAAACAAAAAATAAGCGGCGCGGGCTTGACCCGCCCGTCGGAGAATAGGAAAAATAGAAATGCTTACAATGTATGGCTTGACTATTGACTCGATCAACGATCTAAAATCAAATTATCTTGACCAATATTTACAGAAAGAGGTGACTCCCGCTTGATCGTTCTTCCCATCAAAAAGAAGTGGTTTAATATGATTGTATCTGGCCAAAAAAAGGAAGAATACCGCTCCCTCACCAAACGCTATCGCACCATGTTTTTCAATGCAACGGACAAAAACGGTGAATTCTGGTGCATCCTGCGGAACGGATACAGGTTCGATTCTCCTGCCGCCACCGTTCGGGTTTCTCTTTCCATCGGGTACGGCAATCCAGAGTGGGGAGCCATACCAGGAGAGCAGTATTTTATCTTATCCATCCTTGAAATAAAATGAGGCCGTTTTGCAATTACCCCGAACGGTATTTACCATCTTTCGACAATTTTTGTTGTTGGATTCAATTTTCTTGTTAACGCTATATCGGGCCATAATCCAGTTTTTGTCTTGACGCAGCGCATAAATCAGATTCTTTGCGGATGTTGTGATTTTTACATCAAATCCCTCATCCGCATATTTTTTTGCAACTAATGTTAAAACCCGCTTTCCGATTCCGATTCCCTGATAGTCCGGTAGAACACACAGCCGCGAAACACTTTTGATTTTTTTATTTCTTGGATGAGGAAAGTGGATGATGCCAATAAACGCACTGATTTGATCTCCGTCATATACGCCATAACAAATCGCTTGTTTTGGTAATTCCCCGCTCAAATAATGATAACGCCTAAACTTTGCCCACTCCCCGTGTCCGCATCTCCTGACTGTAAATCGCTTTTCAGGGCGTGGGCCTTTCCAAAAAAAACTGTCATGGTATTAGTATCAAATATCCAGTCTGGCTCCAGCCAATCCAAAATATCATAGTGGCAGCTCACAGCAATAAATTGCTTTTCCGCTCTGCGAACCGCTTTACTTACCGCAAGGCTCGCTGTCTGCGCCACCTTCCGGTCCACTACGGATGTAAATTCGTCGAAAACAACAAAATCATTTTCCAGTAATGCACGGGCCAGATCTACGCGCATTTTCTCGCCATTGCTGAGAACGGAATACGGTTTAAGCCAACTGGGAACCGAACCAAAACCAACGGCATAAAACATTTTTGTGATTTCATTTATCCCTACATTCGGCATATCGTCTATGACGCTTGCAGCGGAATATTCCAACTGGCCCACCATTTTATCTCCAAACAGTTCTTTGGCAATAGTGCTTTTCCCCGTACCACTTCCGCCTACGATAACGCCAACATTCCATTTTTCCGGGATTGTAATATTCCCAACGAAATGCTCGGTTGAGTGCTCCGGCTTTACATCGAAATCCGCCTCCACTTTCGACACCCGAAATGTGTTTTGCGGATGATTTTCTTTTACAATGTCGAAATGCGGCAATTATATCCCTCCTCGCTGAGTCGTGAGAATATTTCTTCCGCCTCATCATCGTCATGGCAATCAATCACAACGGAAATCGTCTCATGGAATGTTACCTCCTGCCTTTCTTTCGGCTCGCTTTCCTCCGAATCCAATCCCCAATCCAATTCCAATGCACCGAAGTCCAGTCCCTCCAATTCCTCGGCCAGCAGATCAAAGTTCCAATCTGCCAATTCGTTGGTTTTGTTATCCAGCAGCCGGTATTTCCGCTTTTGCTCCTCCGTCAGACCGACTTTGACTACCACCTCGGCGGTCTTTTGCCTCAATTTTTTCAGGGCCTTGTACCGCGTGTGCCCCGCCAAGATCACGCCTTCCTCATCCACGATGATCGGCGCGATATATCCGCACTGACGGATACTCTCCGCCACCGCGTCTACCGCTTGATCATTGACCCTCGGATTGTGAGGATAAGGAATAATCTCATCTATCCTTTTAGTATTTAATTCCATAAATCCTCCCTCTAAAGCGCTATGCAAAATTCCCTTATGATATAGGTCTTGCCAGAACGGACAACACAATCGTAAATAATGGCATCATATTTGAAGTATGGGAATGCAAGAATTTTTCTATTGATTTTGCTTTCTCTATCAGCCTTTGGCTCGTGCGCCTTTAACTGCATATATACCCCTTGCGGGGTATGTTGCGGATTGTGTCAGGCTTTCCGCAGGCCTGTTTACACTTCCGCACGCACCTTCTCTGAAATGGTCTGCGTCTCCAACCACAGGTTTCAGAGAAATGGCGAATGGCGCGTGCTTCGGTTCACTTTGCGGCCGCAAAGCAATTTGCCGATTCGATAGAAGCACAATCTCCTTCCATCAAATTCCCCCAGCTGGGAATGGTCACCCGTTTTGGAGTTGCACCAAAATCCGCTCTGGCCGGGTGATAGGGAGGCGAGAACAAGGCTCGCGCTCCCAAAGAAAAAGGAGGTACGCCCGATATTGAGACCGCCTCGGAGCAGGGCGAAGGAGGAAGAAAATCTTCTGTTTTATACATAGCGGCAAAGAAAATAAATTTTCTTTGCCTGCGTATGTATAAAACCATTTCCTGCTTAAATTATATCGCAGCCCTCCATTTCGGTCAAATTGTTAGACGATCTTAACACTTTGTTTACAATTTCAGTTTTGTTTCTATGTACGTAATTCCAACCGCATACGCCGCCCATACATCGGAAGAGAACCCATAGAACCAATCTGGGTTCTTTTTGGTTCCCTTCCCGTTTTTTAGATCATGGGTTGCAAATCGGTCAATCAGCGCGCGGCGGATATTGGCATCCTTGGCCCTGCTGTCATGGCAGAGATGGAGCTTTTCATCCTGGCGGTATATGTAGTCCACTGGCTTCTGTGCTGCTTGCGTGAATCTCCCCACCCATTCGCAGGTTTCAAAAACATTGCGTCCAACCGGCATGCCATAGCTTGCCAAACGCTCAATCACCACAAGATCATACTTCTCCAACTGGAGCACCAAAAGGACCTCGGCATTTTCTGCTTTGGCAAACCGCAGCGGACGTAGACCCTCGCTGTCTATGAAGCAATATGCGCTCTGCTTGTCCCCTGGGTCAATCGCTAAGATTCTCATTCATTACCCTCATGCTGTCCGCCCTCCCCGTCGTGGACTTTCTTTTTCATCTCTTTTGCGGCTCCTTCGCCTACACCAAGAGCATACGAATAAATCATCCAGCAAACGAAGCTTCCTACCCAGCAGAAAACCAAAACAGGCATCGGGACTATAAACCATCCGTTTGCTTTGACAATAGACAGGATGATGCCCAGAAAAAGAAGCAGTTTAATCATCATCGTAGCCCTCCCCGTCGTGGATGGAGCCGATGACCTCCAGCTGTGCCCTCTCAATGTACTCCTTCATTCCTTTTCCCTCCGTAGTGCGGCCTGGGCCTCCTCGCGGGTCAAAATCTCAAATGACCACAGAGCGCAGTAATCATCTGTTCCCGCGTGACCACACCTGTACATCCAGTCGGGCTTTTCGCCAAGGAGATGGAGTTCTGCCGTTCTAACCTCCCAGGCATCGCCAAAGCGGTCATAAATTGCATCGCCTATGGTGTACTTCGAGATTTTCCCCTCCCTGTCCGCCTGGGCCAGTTCGCGGAGGCGGTCAGGCGTAACGCCCAGAAGCTGGCCTGTCAGTTTTAGCAGTGCGTCCTCGGTGAATGCTCTCTTAAAGTCCTCCGGCTCCATCCCCGTGTTCTCGTAGGCGGCAAGGCGGTCAACATCATCCCCACGGAACTTTTCTGGTACTCCGCAATCACCATAAATGGCATCGCCTACAAGATAATAGCCCAATTCGTCTCTCTGCGTTGCTCGTTCCATGTCAGTCCTCCTTCTGGCCGCGCCACTCCGGTGAATCGCACCCGCCGCAAGAATCGGCTTCCCTATCGTGCTTTTCACACCATTCGTCCGCACTGTCCCAATATTTACATTCTGGACAGCCTACCCATTGGAAGATTGTCTTGATCGCCGCATCCCGCTCCTGCTTCATCCGCTCCAACTCAACTTGGGTTGCATGACAAACCACTTTTTCTTCCTGGTACATTTTCTGCAACTTCTCATTTTCAGCCTGGAACGTGGAGAGGACGGTAGCAGCATCAAGCGCAACGCCCCTTTTCAATTCTTTCCCTTCAAAATATTCATTTAGTTGCTCAATCAACTTTTCAATGTCCATCAGTTTTCCTCCTCTCCCTCCGGCGGGCATATTCCGCCCCATTGTTCGGCCATCGCACGGGCAATGCCCGGGAATGTTTTGGAGCGTATTTTGGGGTCGCGTTCTTTGCCTCCTTGAAAACGCCGGTAATTCCCGTGCGCGTCCTTACATCCGCCGTTTACATATGACTTATGCTCGTCCAGTATATCCGTCGGTTGCAGCGGCGGAAGCCCTTTGAGCCACAGACACGTCCGTTTGCTGTACGGGTGCCCATACTCATACGGCTGTATGGCCTGTGTGTATGGAGGCAGGTCTACAAGCTTCATGGGAGTCGGGTTTTCCACCGCTATGCGCGGACAATCCGCGTTCAGAAATTTCAGGAAAAATTCCCTGGCTTCCATCGCCTTTTCATACCGATCCGGAACAATTTCACCATTTACCCTCATGCGGACGGCCCCGGCTTTTGTCAGGTAAGTACATGGCGGATGCGCGATAATCAAATCCCACCGTATTTTCAGCAGTTCCAGTGCATCGCACTGCAAATGCCATTTGGGATGCCCGCCCGAACACTGCTCTATGTCACAGCTGTATGCTTCATGCCCCAGCGCCCGGAACGCCTTGCAGACCTCCTGTGACTCTTCACAGGCAACCAGTACTTTCATGCTTCTCCCTCCGGCGGGCGGCGGTACAGATTATAGGTCACTCCTAAACCCTTAATAGGCACATAGACTTTTTGCCATTCTCTGAAAATTATTTTATCCTGCGTAACAGCCTTGATAATATGCCACCCGCTTTGCAGCAGTGGGTCAAAGACTTTGAGATATACAGGCTCGTCTTTTATCTCCCGCAGCTGCTCCAGCGTCAGCGGCTCGTTCGGCG